GAAGCAAGAAGTAAATATGCTTCAGGCTTGCCAGGACCGGGCGGTACAGTACAGTTAAATGGCGAAGCATTAAAGCAGGAGGCCATGACTGAGAAGGAAAGATTACTACAATCCATAATTAACATGGAAGAAGGCAATAGAAACTACGGCTTTATAATAGGTTAAATGAATACAATAGGGATATTAGGTAATATAGGTTCGGGTAAAAATACCGTAGCACAGTATCTAGCAACAAAAGGATGTGTTCCAACATCATTCGCAGGACCCATAAAAGATTTATGTACAAGTGTTTTTGGCTGGGACAGAGAATTGCTTGAAGGCGAAACAGACGAAAGCAGAGAATTCAGAGAAGGTATAGATCTATACTGGAGCAAAAAATTAAGCATACCTGATTTTACACCTAGACTAGCATTACAGTTAATAGGCACAGACGTTATGCGTAATCATTTCAATCAAGATATTTGGTTAAACAGTTTAGAATACAGAGTAAAAAAATTACATAACCAAAACGAGTGCGTTGTAATCAGTGACTGCCGATTTAAAAATGAATTAGAACTAATTAGACGTGTTGGCGGCACAACTATCCTTGTACAACGTGACGATAAACCAGAATGGTATGATATTGCTTTAGCGGCAAACAACGGTGACGCAGTAGCAAAACACATTATGTCTAAAGATTTTGCTAATATTCATTTAAGTGAATACGAATGGATAGGCAGTGATATCGATTTTACAATTAACAACAACGGTACATTAGAAGACTTATATGCCAATGTTGATATAGTAATAGAACAACTTCCACAAAAACCGCAAATATTTAACGATAACGGCCTAGAACTAGTTTAGAGGCTTATTTATCATCTTAAGCAATTTAAGATGAATTGACATTTCTATAATACCGCAAATATACAAAATATTCATAAATACTGTTAACCAAATAAGGTATAATAGGAGAATATTATGGCAACATTAGTATCACCTGGTGTAGATATCACCGTATCAGACGAAAGTTTTTATAGTCCCGGCGGACCTGGTACAGTACCTTTGATTATATTAGCGACACATCAAGATAAAACAAATCCTGATGGTAGTGGCACAGCCGGTTTTACTAAGTTAGCAGACGCAAACGAAGTTAAACTGATTACTAGTCAAAGAGAACTTCTACAACAGTACGGAAACCCAACTTTTTACAGTACGGGCGGCACACCTTCACATGGTAATGAACTTAACGAATATGGCTTACTAGCGGCGCATAGTTTCTTAGGATTGGCTTCAAGAGCATACGTTCTTAGAGCGAATGTTGATCTTAATGGATTAAAACCTTTAGCAAGTGCTCCAAGTCCTGCTCCAGCAAACGGAACAGTATGGTTAGATAGTTCAGCAACTAAGTGGGGTATTTTTAAATATAATACGTCTACTTCAAAATACGAAGAATTCGCATCACCTTACATCTTCACAAAAGACGATGTAGCAAGTGGCGGAGCACCTAAGAACTCAGTAGGTAAAGATGGCGACATCGCAGTATTAGGAGTTGACAGCAGTGGTAACGCCATTGCAAACATAACATACTACTACAAGTATTCAAGTGCTTGGTATGATATGACAACTTTAGCATCAAGTTTTACAAACGTAGTTGGAAAGGATTTCCAAGTTTGTACTCACTTAAACAGACCTGTATTACAGGCTGACTCCGGAGCATTAGCAAATGGTGACATGATTGTTCAAACAACATCATTAGCAAGTGGTCTTAAATACGGTGTTAAAAGTTATAACTCAACAACTAAGTCTTGGACATCAAGTACAGCAGAAGCGTTTGCCGATACAGCGGCGGCTTATGCAGTAACAGCCAGTCCAACAGACGGTGATTTATTTGTAGAATTTGATCCAGACAATGACGACTCTGCTATAAACGGTAAGTTTAGCATTAAGCGACATAACGGAGCAGGTAGTCTACAAGTACAAGGTACAGCAATCAGTTCTAACGTTGATGTTTCAGCACACAGTGGTTTGGTTAGTTTAATTTTAAACTTAAACCAAGGCGCAAATGTTAATGTTACATTTACAACAGAATCAGACAACGGTAAAGCAATAGTCGATGACTATGTCAAAGACATTAATGCGGCATTAAGTTCCGCAGGTGCTTCAACTGTAACTGCTTCAAATGTAAGTAACAAACTAACAGTTACTGATACATCTGGTAAAGATATTAGAGTTAGAGCAGGATCAGTTGCTAACTATGGTCCTAGTAATGTAAATATTACAGCAGGAACATATAGTAACTGGAAACCAGTTAAAGATGTTACTACAGCAAACTACAGTTTCGGTACAACATCACCAACAGGTGATTTGACTGACGGAACATTATGGTATCATGACAGCACAACTGTTAACTTATGGTACAATAAGAATGTTGCTGGAACGCAGACTTGGACACTTTACTCAGCAGATTACGACGTAAACGTAGCGGCTAGTGAACCTTCATTACAAAGTGACGGTGGCTCATTAGTAGACGGCGACATTTGGGTCGATTCAGATGCTTTAGAAGACTATCCAAAAATTTATAAAAGAAAATCCAGTGCTTGGGTATTAGTTGATAGCACTGATCAAGTAACAAGTGACGGAATCATATTTAAAGATATGGGACCTGCTACTGCTTTAGTTACTGGGTCATTAGACACAGATGCTCCTTTGGCGGCAACTGTACCTAACAACATCCTAGCATGGAACAAACGTGGTTCAGGCAAGAACGTTAAACAGTATAAAATTAATTATACTACTAGCGGCGTAAATCACGGTAATGTATGGGTTGACCATTCAGGTAATAAAACTGATGGCGCACCTTACATGGGCAGAAAAGCACAAAGAAAAGTTATTGTAAACGGATTACAAAGTGCAATTTCAAGTAACGAAGATATTAGAAGTGAAGTTAATTTCTTTAACTTAATTTCAACTCCTGGTTACCCAGAATTGATCGACGAAATGATAACTTTAAATACTGATAAGAAAGAAGTAGCATTCGTAGTTGGTGATTCACCTTTAAGACTTAAATCAGACGCCACGTCTGTAAGTGCTTGGGCGAAGAACTCAAACAATGCTAGTGAAAATGGCGATGATGGTTTAATATCATCTAGTCCTTATGTATCAGTACATTATCCTTCAGGATTAACAACTAACCTAGACGGTACAAACGTAATGGTACCACCTAGTCATATTGCTTTAAGAACAATGGCATTTAATGACAACGTGGCTTACCAGTGGTTTGCTCCAGCAGGTTATCAAAGAGGACTTGTTCAAAATGCTACATCAGTAGGTTATTTAGATTCAACTGAAAATGAATTTAAGCCTGTATCATTGAACGAAGGTCAAAGAGATACTTTATATTCAAACAAAGTAAATCCAATTGCTAACTTCCCAGGAAGAGGCTTGGTAGTGTTTGGTCAAAAGACTCTTAACCCTACAGCAAGTGCTTTAGATAGAATTAACGTAGCAAGATTAATTAACTATATCAGATATCAATTAGATATCTCGGTTAAGCCTTTCTTGTTTGAGCCAAACGATGGTATTACTAGAAGTGGTGTTAAAAGAGTTGCTGACTCCTTATTGTCAGAACTTGTAACATTAAGAGGTCTATTTGACTTTATTAGTGTTTGCGATACTACTAACAATACTGCCGCAAGGATTGACAGAAACGAACTATACTTGGATATAGCAATACAACCAACTAAAGCAGTTGAGTTTATTTATATTCCGATTAGAATTCAGTCAACACTCGGACAAACAGGTTCAAGTTAAACTTAATTTGATCATAATAAAGGGCGGTTTTTACCCGCCCTTTATTTTTGGCCAGAAAATGATAAATAAACATATAGATTGAGAGTAAGACTTAATTAGGAGTAAAGCAAATGGCAATAACAAAAGATAAATTCGGTGTACCTATTGAGGGCAGTCGACTCGGTATTCTACAACCTAAACTCAAATATAGATTCCGTGTAATCTTAACAGGGTTTGGTGCTGGTGGAAGAACAGATGAACTGACTCAGAATGTAGTGAGCGTAACTAGACCAACTTTTTCAATGGAAGAAGTTGTAATTCATAGTTATAACTCAAGAGCCTACATAGCAGGTAAACATGAATGGAATGCAATCAGCCTATCTTTACGTGACGATATCACAAATTCCGTTGCCGCATTAGTCGGACAACAGATCCAAAGACAGTTTAACCATTTTGAACAAACCACAGCAGTTAGCGGTGGCGATTATAAGTTTGATGCGGTTATCCAAGTATTGGATGGTACAAACGCAGAACCTACTGAACAGTGGGAACTTGAAGGTTGTATGCTACAAGAAGTTAATTACAGTGATCATTCATATGATCAAAGTGAAATTGTAAACATTGACTTATCATTAAGATATGACAATGCTGTACATGTAGCAGGTCCAAACACATTAGGTGGTAAAGTTGCGGCAGGTGATCCATTCCCATTAGTTTCACCACTTGGCACTGGCACATCTACTCAGGTTTAATCCTAGGTAGTTGAGATCAGACCATGGGGAAATTCTGGAAAGAGATCGTTGGCGGACAAGTTCAACAAGGCGTATATCAGGCCGGTCCTAGACATGCTAGTAAACAATACGGCAGTTTTAAGACCGGTAGACCGCCACGTTTACCGTTTCAGTTCGTTACATTTTTTGAACTAAACGACACTAAAGATTTCCATCACGGAAACGACCAATATCACTATTCGTCTTTAGTAAGAGCAATAGACATGCCTACAGTAAAATTTACTGTAGAAAAACGTAATCAGTATAATAAATTAAAACCAGTAATATTAACTAAAGATTTTTCACCGTTTACACTAACAGTATATGATGATATAGAAAGCAGATGGTATAGTCTTTGGCAACATTACTATAACTATCATTTTATGGATGGACGTAATCTAGGTCCAACCGAAAATCCAATAGATCATTCATTACACAACGATGTTGTAGCAACAGATGAACTGGGTGCCAGTAACATGTTTAATTCAGACTATGCTGGGCCTGATCTTCATAGTAATAAATTGAGAAACTATTTTAAAGCAATACATGTGTTCCAAATACATGGGTCATATGTAACAAGAACATCAGCAATTAATCCAGTACTAACTGACGCACAGGTAACACAACTAGATTATGCTAGTTCGGGTGTACCAAGTGAAATAATTTTTAATATTGATTATGAAAAATTAGAATACGGACCAAAGTTAAATTTTGAATATGACGATGCGAAAGAACTCAATGGACAAGATCATTTAAAAGCACTTATAGAAGACTTCACTAAGTCACCAGTTTTTGACCCGTCACAGGACAAGGTTAAAGGTCTTGTAAAGGCATTTCTTGGTTTAGAACAATCTAATATAACAACAACACTAAATCAACTACACACCGCTAATAGAGACTTACAAGGGCCAGAAATATCAAATGCCGGATTAATCCGTGGTGGTGGCGACACAGCAAGTAGAGGCTTCTTTGGCAGTTTACTTGCCGGAGCATTAGATAGAAAAGTAGACGAAGCAACAAGCAGTCTATTTAAAAAGAATAACAAAAATCTTAATAAATTGAACTTCTTCTAATGAGTAAAATATATAAAAACTTTGGAGTTGATACAACTTACACAGAAGAAGATGGTAAGTTCTTAGATACATCTACAACAGGTGAAAAGGTTAATGTTGTTGATAGAGATATTGATATAATTAATCGATATACACAAACCAATACAGATACAATTAACGGCGGCAAAACTCATCTTAGGGATCAAGTATTTGCTGACTTTAAACGTAGTGGATACACAGATAAATTAAGTACTTTTTATGCTAATACATTTTATGATTTATCAAAGAAAACTAATACATCACCAATATCTTATTATACTATAGTTACTGAGACACAAAATACATTCGAATATAAAATTAAAGATGGCGACGGCGAATACCAATTTGTAACAAAAGATACATATGACGCAGATGCTGGAGCAGAATGGGACTCAGGCGATAACTATAGAAAAATTAAAGACCTAGTTGTATTACAAAAAGATAAAATAAAATTCAATGACGACACGTTAGCATATATTAACAGTACATTACCTAATAATGTAGCATTCAAAATTGAAAAACAATCCACAGCAAATAAATTCGTTGATCCCTTAATAAGGGCATAATGGCAAAATTTCTCAAAGGCAACTACTTGCCTGAAAATTCACAAAAATATGTCGGTGCTAAACAGCCATACTACAGAAGTAGTTGGGAATTAGCATTTATGAAGATGTGCGACAGCCATCCTTATATTACGCAATGGGCAAGTGAAAACATCAAAATACCTTATCGACATCCTGTAACTGGTAAGCACACAGTTTATGTTCCTGACTTTACAGTACTTTATACAGACAAGACAGGCAAACGCCATATGGAAGTTATAGAGATAAAACCTGGCAGTCAAACAACTATGGAACAAGCAAGAGGACAAGCAGAGAAAGTTCAAGTAATGATAAACATGGCCAAGTGGACAGCGGCAAACGAATGGTGTCAACGTAAAGGCATACGTTTTAGAGTGTTAAACGAGAATCACATATACGCCAATACTAAGAAACGTAAAGGTAAGTAACTGTATGACTCGAAAACTAGAACAAGAATTTAATCTTCCAAGTATGGAAGAACTTAAAGAACTATCACAGCAAGAGGTTGTTGAAGTTGGTATAGATGCTGAAGCAGTACCTGTACCAGCAACAGAAGTTGTAACTACAGCATTAACCAACGCAGAAAAAATTGACTCAGCATTACCACAAGTTAATGACGTTAATAAACACGACGGAGATATGGAAGACATTGCCGGAAGAGCAATGGACAGTTACGAAGAACTAATGAGTCTAGGCATGAATGTACAAGATGCTCATGCTGGTAGAATATTCGAAACAGCAGGAAAAATGCTACAAATAGCAATGGATAGCAAAAATGCCAAAGTAGATAAAAAATTGCGTATGATAGATCTACAATTAAAAAAATTGCGTATAGATGCTATGGAAGGCACTAATTCGGGTAGTAATGATAATAGTGCTGTAATGGATAGAAATCAATTACTTCAATTTTTAAACAAGAAAGATAAATAAGTACGTTAGGAGATTATATAATATGGCTAAAACATTTAAAGAATATATCACTGAAAGTTTTTCAAAATCATTCAGTTACAGAATTAAACTTGCTGGGGACTTTGGTTCCGCAGACGCAACATCGCTGGAAAACATACTGGGTAAGTATGGTGTTCAAAGTGTAAGTTCATTTAAAAGAACTCCTATCCAAGAAGAACCTTTAGATTTTAAAAATAAAGGTGTTCAAGGACCAACAGAAGTAAGCAGTTGTGATGTTACATTACAATACCCAATTAACGAAAGACTTTTGGAAGTATGGGTAGCAGTACACTTAGGCATTGACCCAAGTAAAATTGTTATACAGCCTACAGAAGGTCCAAGACAATTAGAAGATAATATAACTAAAGAAATTAAAGAGTACGACGAAGACAGAGAAGTATCAATGGACGATGCTGAACTAATAAATGACGATCAAGCACATTACAAAAGAGAGCAACAATTTTTAGATCTAGATGAATTAGGTTTATACGGTGAAGAGTTTAATGAAAAATTCATTGCTGAACTTATGAAAATTAGAGATGACAAAGGTGCTGATTACTTTAAAAACTATCCTACAAAAGGTAGTTTAATGGGCGACGATCTAAAAGGATTAGCAGACGCAGTTGGTTTAGCACATAAGCCAAATGTACAAGGTAATTCATATGATATCAACCAAGGACCGGTGAGCCAATAATGAATAATTCAGATCAAATGAGAAGTATTATGGAGGCATTCTATAATGCCGCACCATATGGCATGCCAGGCGCTGAAGCAGACGCAGACGACAAAGAAACTGTTACATATAACAGAACTAAAAAGCAAGGCGATGCTGTTGTTACAGTTAGTGCTAATGCTGACAGCATGGACGAATTACATCAGATACTTAAACTAGCAGGAATAGACGCACACGGTCTTGAAGGCAGTAAAGAGCCAGAAGCACACGATCATGAAGAACACGATCACGAAGAGCCAGAAATGAAAATGGACGACGAAGAGTGTTGTGATGACGAAGAGCCTAAGATGAAAGTTATTAGTCTCAAACCACAAAGTGATCAAGGTTACAACGGCATCGGTGGCGATAAAAAAGAGATATTAAATGCTCTTATGAATCGTTACAAAAGCCTGTAAACATTTAAAATAACCCAAAACCCACATAAATAACTGCATGCCACAAGGAACGCAGGATTTTAGTCTTACGAAAAAAGCATTTGCCAAGCAAACGTTTACCGAAGACCACATAGAACAAATTTCTAACTGTATGGACCCAATTACTGGACCAGCATACTTTATGGAACATTTTGTAAAGATTCAGCATCCAACAAAAGGCGGAATCAAGTTTGAACCTTTTGAATTTCAGGAAAGGTTAATTCACACCTACTCCCAATATCGTTACAGTATTAACATGTTGCCTAGACAGACAGGTAAAACAACATGTGCGGCCGCATACTTACTTTGGTATGCTATGTTTGTCGCTGACAGCACAATACTTGTAGCGGCACATAAGCACACAGGCGCACAGGAAATTATGCAACGTATTAGATACGCATATGAAAGTGTACCTGATCATATTAGAGCAGGTGTAACAGAATATAACAAAGGTAGTTTAAGTTTTGATAACGGTAGCAGAATAGTAAGTGCTACAACAACTGAAAACACTGGACGTGGTATGTCCTTATCATTAGTATACTTAGACGAGTTTGCGTTTGTACCGCCTCGTATTGCTGTTGAGTTTTGGACAGCACTATCGCCAACACTAAGCACAGGCGGTAAGTGTATTGTTACAAGTACGCCTAACAGTGATGACGATACGTTTGCTAATATTTGGCATCAAGCAATACAGCAAGTTGATGAATTTGGTGAGGAAACAGATGTAGGAACAAATGGATTTAAAGCATTCCGTGTTAATTGGCAAGAGCATCCTGATAGAGATGATCTATGGGCAAAAGCGGAACGCAGTAGGATTGGCGAAGAAAGATTTAGGCGTGAACACGAATGCGAATTTATCATATACGACGAAACACTTATAGACTCTCTTAAATTAGTTGACATGAAAGGTGTTGATCCTATGAGACGCAGTGGACAAATACGTTGGTATGAAAAGATAGATCCTAAAAAAATATACGCAATTACACTTGATCCTAGTACAGGAACAGGGGGAGATAATGCGGCTATTGTATGTTACGATTTACCTAGTATGAATCAAGTATGCGAATGGCAACATAATAAAACACCAATCGAAGGGCAGGTTAAACTGCTGAGAGAAATAGCAAAAGAAATAAAAAGTTACGGTGCTAACGAAATATACTGGACAGTAGAGAACAATACTATCGGCGAAGCGGCACTTGTGGTTATTAGAGACACAGGCGAGGAAAGTTTTCCGGGCACATTCTTACATGAGCCAAATAAAGTACAAGGCAAGAAGGGCAGAAAAGGGTTCCACACGCATCATAAGAATAAAATGGAAGGTGCGTTAGCAATGAAACGTTTAATAGAAAACGGCAAACTTACATTACATAGTAAAAACATAATTAGAGAATTAAAAGAGTTTGTAGCACGTGGAACAACATTTGCGGCAAAACCAGGCGGTAGCGATGACTTAGTAATGGCTACTCTTGTTGCTGTTAGAATGATTACATATATAGCACAATACGAAGATGCCGTGTATGATCAAATAGAAACAAGTGTAGATGATGACGATGATTGGAACGGACCGCTACCTATAGGGGTTTTATAATTCTTATTTTAGATAAATACTAATATGAAAAACAGTGAAGACTTAGGTAATGAAGTATTTGATTTCTTAAAAGGTTTAGGAATCGGTGTTGCTCTATTTGATAAAAAAGGAGACGATACACTAGACGCCGAGAAAGCAGAGCGTTTTTACAGTGAAGATCCAAACATTATGGTCACAATTGATGTTGATGCGGACGAACTAAAATTAAGCAAGTCCAAACACGTCGATGGTGATAAAATGGATAGGATTCACAAAGGCATTAAAAACCTTGCTCACAAATACGCATTTGATTTTGATTACAAAATTTATGGAAAAACGATTCAACGTAAGCACTCTGAATACAAATCGAAGATAAACAAAATGAAAGATAACGAAGAGGGAATAACAGAAGCAAGTTTAGGCAAAATGTACGGTAGCATGAAAACCAGTTACCAACCACTAGACTCAGTAAAAATAATTGTTAGGCATGGCGCGGCAGTAAACGAGGAAGTTAGAGGCTCAAGGAGTAGACAGATTTCTAAATTGTTTATTCAACGTGCTGATGAAAGATTTATGCTACCACATAAAAGTTTAGCAGGTGCTAGAGCAATGGCTCGTCACGTATACAACGGTGGCGAAGTTCATGACTCAGTGGGAAGTGCTATTAACGAAATGGTTAATAACATCGATCATTTAGCAAAGTTTACACGATATGTGGAAAACAAAAACCTAGTTAACGAAGAAAACAATACATTAGTTATACTAGCAAAAGAGTCAGTACAAAACCTAAGACAGTCACTTAAAAAACTTAGCGGTGCTAAGTCATACGCAAAAGCAGTTGAAACAATTGACTTTGCTAATACTTTAGAAATTACTAATGAAGAGTCAGATTTATCTGATTTGTTCACAGAAAAGCATGTTGATACTAATGTATTAAATGCTTTCCCTACAATAAATAAGTTACTATCAGTACAGCATAAAATGGACGAGTACATTACTACTACTATTGATAACTTATCTATACAAGTTCCTCTTTCAGAAGAAGGTATCGAATACCCAAATAAACATTCTGAAATAGCACACAAATTATCAGTTATTGCTGAATTTGTTGAAGATAGAGTATTAAAGAACTTTATAGAAAACTGTAGTACAAAAATACTCAAAGGCAGTAAGTTAGACGAAAACTCATTATCTAATATTAAGAAATTGATATCTAAGTCTAATATGGAAAATGTATCAAAGGATACAGCAGAGATACTAGAATTCATTGATTTTACCAGAAAACTAAACAATATAGTAGAAGATTAATAAATAATATTTGTAAAGTTAATATAAAAGCAATTTTAAATTAAATTACATAACATGGCAAAAAGAGGTTGACTTCAACCTCAAAAAGCATTATAATAGGCAACATGTGTAAAAATAATTTTACGCAGAACATGGCAAACATAGGAGAAAGACATGGCAAATTTGGCTGACATACGAGCAAAACTAGCCGCAATGGACACCAAGTCCGGCGGATCAAAAACAGGTGGCGATAATGCTATCTACCCATTTTGGAATATATCAGAAGGATCTAGTGCTACACTAAGATTTTTACCTGACGGAGATTCCAGTAACACATTCTTTTGGACTGAACGACAAATGATTCGTTTACAGTTCCCTGGTATAAAGGGTGGCGACATGAGACCAACTACTGTACAAGTTCCTTGTATGGAAATGTGGGGAGAACAATGTCCAGTACATAATGAAATTAGACCTTGGTTTAAGGATCCTTCATTAGAGGACATGGGTCGTAAATACTGGAAGAAAAGAAGTTATATTTTCCAAGGGTATGTAGTTGATAGTCCACTACAAGAGGACACAACCCCAGAGAATCCAGTTCGAAGATTTATTATCGGACCGCAAATTTTTAATATTATTAAAGGTGCGTTGATGGATCCAGACATGGAAAACATTCCAACAGATTATGTAAACGGCACAGACTTTAGGTTATCAAAAACCATGAAAGGTCAGTATGCTGATTACTCCACAAGTAAATGGGCAAGAAAAGAAAGATCTCTAGATGAGACAGAACTTGCCGCAGTAGACACTAACGGTCTATATAACTTAAAAGATTACTTACCTAAGAAACCAACTGAAGCGGAAGTTGATATAATTTATCAAATGTTCCAAGATTCAGTTAATGGTGAATTGTTTGATAACGACAAATACGGAGAGCACTTTAGACCCAATGGTCAGTCCGCTCCTGTGAAGTTACAATCAACAACTCCACCAGCACAGAGCACAACTCCAGTAGCACCAGTAACAGCACCAGCAGTGGAAACACCTGCTCCGGTAGTTGAAACGCCTGCTCCTGTAGTAGCACCAGTTGTAGAGACGGCTTCTGCCAATGAATCTCCTACTACTGATTCTAAAGCATCCGCTGAAGACATTTTAGCGATGATTAGGAACCGTCAGCAATAATTGACGGGGGCGTAGCCTTACTTAGGAATTTGAATACTTGGTCCTGTTTATTTCAGACTACTAGTAAGGCTACCTTTTTTTAAGGGTAATTATGAGTACATTATTAGCACTAGGCGATAGCCACACGTTCGGAGCAGAAATATTAGGCGTAGATAATCACTACGATCCTGCTAACTCTGAACTAGCCTATCCGCAAAAGTTAGGTAACGAACTTGGTTTTAACAAGGTCATAAACTTAGCGGTATCTGGTGGTAGTAATATGCGAATAGAAAGATCATTACTAGATTACTTAACAACAAGCGGTGACACGCCGGATCTTGTTGTTATTGGTTGGACAGCAATTGGTAGATTTGAATACTGTATTGGATTAGACGAAGATGGCGATTACGAATACGCAAACGTTAATTCTTGGCTTAATCCTAAGTGGAAAGATATTCCGGAACAATACAACAGATGGAAAAACTTTTTACCTATTACAACAGCAGACGATCTACTAGCACAGAAATATCGTTCAGTACTATACACAATGAATCTTCTAGAAAATAAAAATATTCCATACATAATGTTTGATGTAATGAATGACCATATTAACACTACCGAAACAGAGTCAGGTGAGGTTATAGAATGGAATGGTGAACATAAAACAGATAAAGCATTATACACAGCAACGGAATGCGACAATTACTTAAGAGGAGAAAACTTAGACTATTGGTCTTATGTTTTCAACACAGGATTTGATGATGTTCAAATTAACGGAGGGCATGCCAATGAGGCCGCTCACACGCATTGGGCACTGAAATTAAAGCAGGAATTAAAACACAGAAATATATACGGAGAAAAAAATGCAGAAACCATTTGATTTAAGCAAATTTAGAACCGGCATCACTAAAAGCATTAGTGGTATTAGTGCCGGTTTTCACGATCCAGTTGATTGGATCAGCACAGGTAACCACACACTCAATTATTTGATCAGTGGTGATTTTAACAAAGGCATACCACTAGGTAAAGTGAGTGTGTTCGCAGGCGAGTCAGGCTCAGGTAAAAGTTTTATCTGTTCTGGAAACTTAGTAAGGAGTGCTCAAGAGAAAGGATGTCAAGTAGTATTATTTGACTCTGAGAATGCTCTAGACGAGGATTGGCTAAAAGCACTAAACGTTGACACAGATCCATCTAAACTATTAAAAATTAGTGTATCGATGATCGACGATGTTGCTAAGTCTATTTCAGAATTTATGAAAGACTATAAAAGTAACTACGGTGATTTAGAGTATGACGAAATGCCTAAACTACTATTTGTTGTAGACAGTCTAGGTATGTTACTTACACCAACTGACGTAGCACAATTTGAAAAAGG